GCTTTAGACAGCCAAATACATGAGATTAACGCACTTAGAATAGATTTAGGGTATTCCCCTAATCAGATGAAAAAATATATGAAGGAACTTACTGGTAAAGCCAAATCTTCATTGCTCACCCAAAAAGATGCAGATGTTTTATTAAAATCACTCTCGGCAATCGTTGGCTGATATTAAATAAAAATATCAAATTTAATTATTATAAATAACAAAAATCATTACGTATTATGAATAAGGGAGATATATATGATAGATGAAAATGGAATAAATGAAGATGATAGGGAGATAATTGATATTGCCCTTGATGCTTTGAATCGAGAAGACAAAGCATACAAACTAAAAACCCTTAGTGCTGTCAGCTCTGACAGAAGAAGATCCTATTATTTGAAGAACCAGGCTAAAGAGAAACAGCGAAGCCGAGAATATTATCAAAAATATAAAAAAGAAATATTACTAAGGCAAAAGAAACGGATAATCAAACTAAAAACAGATAAATTAAAGGAGGGTTTAGGTGGCAACTAAAGAGTATCAAAAAAAATATAATAAAAAAAACAAAAAGAAGATAAGGGCTTACCAAAAAGAATATCAACTAAAATATCGTGAAAAAAACATGGATATTTTGAATGAAAAGAAAAGAAAATATTATGAGAAAAATAAGGAGATATTGAAAGTTTTAATAAAAGAATATCGTAATAGTAATAAAGACAAAGTAAAGATGTCTCAAGATAAATATTACATGAAGAATAAGGAAAAGATAAAAGCGTATCAAAAAGAATATTATAGAAAGAAAAAAGGGAAGATAAATGAATAGATATAAAGGCGTAATGAGTAAGTGTTGTAATCACGAAATAAAGGTCGCTGGTAGAACTACTAAGTATTATGTTTGTAAGTAGTGTGATCTGCCTTGTGATGCAAAAAGAAGAGAATATCTTTAATTTTGAAGAGTTGATGAAAAAATTATTTAAAGGGGCAGATAATGCAAAAATATAAATGTAATAGGCCGTCATGTAAACACAGTTGGTATCCCAGAAAGGCTCGAAAGCCAAAAATGTGTCCATTATGTAAAAATCCTCACTCAGTTGAAAAAGCTTAAAGTGATACCAAATTTATACATGAAAGGGGCTTTATAATGGCACGTCCAAAAACAAATACAGTTGACTATTTTCCAATGTTTTCACATACATCCAAAACCTGTGAGATGTTACAAGCAAAATACGGTTCAGTAGGTTATGCATTTTTCTATAAGCTGCTTCAACTACTAGCTAACGAAGATGGTCACTTTTACGATGCAAGAGACCCAATGAGTATAGAGTTTCTGGAACAGAAACTATGCTGTAATGAGGTTTCTGTCACAGAAATGCTAGGTAAGTTGAGTTCCTGGAACAAGATAGATCGGGAATTATGGGGCCAGAAGATAATTTGGTACCAAGGCTTCGTAAATACCCTAGAACCGGTCTACAAAAAAAGAGAAAGAGATATACCGACGAAATTTGATATATCAGAAAAATTAGGGGTTTCTGTCACAGAAACTAGGGTTTCCGGAACAGAAACCACACCTAAACCCTCATTTCCGGAACAGACTGGTCCAGAAAGTACACAAAGTAAAGTAAATAATACTAAATTAAATAATATTAATAATATATATATACATAAGGGGAAAATTAAAAAAAATATATTTCTAGATAATGTTCTTTTAACTGATGATGATTATTGTGAGCTTCTAATTTCACTTGGGGACAATCTAACAGGATTAGCAATAACAAAAGTGTCTTTGTGGAAGAAACAAAAGGGACATAAGCCAAATTATTATGCGGACGATAAGTCTGCAATAGAAAATTGGGCGTTAAGCGCTGCATTGAAAGAAAATCCAAACATTCAAGAAAGGGCGTCAACAAAAGACAAGCTTAACAAGATCAAATTAAAAATAATCGAAGATAAAAAAAGGACGGCGAAATGAGCATAGAATGTTATTTAACAGCCTACAAAGACCTTTCAGAATTCTTTGGCAAGACGCGTTATACTAGTGAGTATATTGAACATCAAGCAGCTAAATTTAAGGCCAATATCAAGGATGATGGAATTCTTATAGAAACCTTTGAAAGTTTCAAATCAAAGGATCCATACAGGGTAGATATCTCTCCAGAGGCCATTGAAAAGGAGTATTGGAGGCGTTATAGGTCTGAGAAAGGCAATGACAGCGCAGTTGTTAAAAAAGTGGATTTAAGTCCATGTGAGCATGGTCTGTGTGAATTAAGTTCAAAAGGTGTTATTTTTGCTGTGAAAGGTAGGTACACAAATACATTTATTTGTCCTTGTAGTAATTTAAGTGATAGCAAATATCCAGTTTGGATGAAAGGAGGATTTAACAACGGTTTTGTATTAGAAAGAGATTTAAATGAAGATGAATATGAAGATGAAGTTATGAATTAAACTCATTGGAGGAAATCATGGTTTATCTAAGTCATAAGACGGAATTAGCAACAAAAGCTATTAATTTAAACGAGGTTATTAATTTAAACGAGGTTATTAGAAAAATATTGAAAATAGTATTAAGTGACATAAAAAACAAATACCTTAAGCTCAAATTCAAAAGGAAATATGGGAATAGAAGGGTAACGTTTAAAGGTAAGTCATTTGATTCACAAAAAGAAGCGAATAGATATATTATCCTGCTTGATATGCAGAAGAGAGGGCTTATATCTAATTTGGAGTTACAACCTAAGTTCTTGTTATTAAATCCATTTACACTTGAAGAAAGAAACAAAATAAAAGTTAGGAAAGTTGAATATATTGCTGACTTTCAATATAACCAACGTGAAGAGGTGATTGTCGAAGATGTAAAGGGGTCTAAAAAAACTTTAACCGATGTATACAAGCTTAAAAAGAAGTTGTTTCTAAATAAGTATGGAAAATACTTTACATTTAAAGAAATCTATGACATAAATATTATGCACTGAAATAAATTTAAGTGCACATAAACAGAAAGGGAAAGGTTGGCATATAAGTCCATTTAATAAGAACTAAATTAGGTATAAGCATATAAAATAGTATAGATTATGTTTATAAATATTAATTATGGGTATATATATACTGAAGGGAAATAAAGAATGGACAATGAATCTATTTATTTTCAAGAATTACTAATGGGAAAGGAGGATTTGATAGGAAAGATTGAGATAGAGAATATAGTTCAGAACATAAATTATAAAGCGCCAAGACTTTTTGTAAAGATTGGCTATGAAGAAAGGGTAATAATTTATAACTATGTTTTGAATTAAATAAAAAGGGGCAGCTATGAAGATTATGGAACGAATACAAAAGCTTATTAATAAAAATAATATGGAGGATATAGGTGATCTCCAGTTCGAAATAAAGGAGTTAATAAAGGAAGAGCAAAAGAGATTAGATCTTGCGATTTTACATATAGAAGAAGAATTAAAAGAGGAGGATCTCTTGTTTGACGGGTTTATTGTTTTTCATAAAGATATTATCTTAAATAAAGGACTTAAATGTAACGGGTATATTTGTTTGGGTGATATAACCATAGGTGGCAATGACTCAACGAATGGAAGTCAATATATAAATGGAAGTAAAACAGTGTTTGGAGATGAAGAAGTGACAGGAAGTAGAATAATAAAGAAGTATTTGTTAGCACATAAGAATTCATTTGTTGATGGAGACCAGGTTGTATATGGAAATAAGAGAGTTTTAGGCAAATCATATACTGGTGGTAGAGAATACGTATTGAAAAGGGAGCTTTAGGTTGAATAAGAGATTGAAACAAAAGTTAAGGAAATTAGAAAAATTTAAGAAATATTGGATGAAAGGTCTTGGTCCAAAGGAAATAATAGATGTTATGAAGATATCCCATACATATTACTATAAGATAAAAAATGAATTACTTAAAAAAGGTGAATTAAAATGACATTTACAACAATACTTTATTTAACATTAGTATTATTTGTGTTTGCTATTGTGTTTCATAGGGAGAAATGAACATGGATACACAAATAATAGAATAAACCAGTGAGGTGCATATATGAAAAGAGGGCCAGGACAACCTAAGAAATATACAGTTGATAGTATTTCTAAGAATTCAGAAAAGTATTTTAAGGACAATATAAACTATACGATTACTGGATATGCTTTAGCTTTAGGGTTTTCTAGTAGAACGCAATTGTATGAATATGAAAAGCATCCTGAATACACGGACATAATAAAAAGGGGACGTTTGGTAGTAGAAAATGGATATGAGTTAGCACTAAGAGGTCAGTATACATCTGGAGCTATATTTGCCTTGAAGAACATGGGATGGACGGATAAGGAGACTATAGTTACTGAGAAGTCATTGAAACTTGAGGACTTAGATGATTTGACAGATGAGATTAAGAAAAAGATTAAGGAGTTAGGATTAAATGGATAAACAAAAGAATATGATAGCTAGAATTGTTTTAATTGTCTTACTTCCACTATCAAGTATTTATGGATATGTTTTCCCAGGTGATGATTACGATGATTACATAAATTGCGTAACCCCTAATGAATTGGACTATAGTTTATGGAATAAGCGAGAAAGGGATGATTTTGTTATTTATTGTGATGACTATATATTCGAGAGACATAAAACTGACATTGATATGGTAGAGTCTATAGATTATTGGAAATGTAAAATAACACTATATAATGGCGAGGTGTATATTTTAAAGAGAAAAAACATGCAAGATTAGAAAGTCTTTTTATGGAATAAAGAGGGTATTAAAATTCATTCATGGGTAAGGCCATATTTCTACGATCCATATGGTAGCGAAGACATGATTGATTTTATGTTTTATGAATACGATTGTTATATCTTCAATAATACACATGTTGATTTAGGTGTTATTAGAAAGAAAGTGCTTAAAAGGAAAGGAATTTACTCTAAAAAAGAATTTACTGAAGAGATCAAAAAGGAGTTTTTTAATGAGTGGGGAAGAACAAAATATAATAGATTTTTATACTCATTTTATAGATAAATATCATCCCACTTCATCCATGGCTGTAGGCTGGAGTACAAAAGAGAAGCAGAACCTAATTCATTTCGAACTATTACGTGAACTTCTTAAAAATGTTAATGATAGAGACTACACTATTCTTGATGTTGGTTGTGGGGTAGGCGCTCTTTCAGATAAGGTGTTAGGTGAGTATACAGGAATAGATATGCACCCTCGAATGATAGAAGAAGCTAAAAAGCTTTATCCAGATAAGACGTTTATTAACAAATCCCTTGAGCAGTATAATGTCAAACATGATTATGGAGTTTGTGCTGGCTCCTTTAATTATTTAGGTGATGGCAAAGACAAACCATATTACATAATTGAGGAACTATACAAAGTTTTAAATCAAATGGGAGATTTATGCCGAAAAGGGTTCTCCATTAGTTATAATGTCGATATTGAAGGTGATTATTATGTAAATAGTATCAGAAGAACGTTTATTAACAGTGAATTGATAAGATATTGTTTTTATCATTTCAAAAGATGTACTTTCAGAGCAGATTACCTAGATGATGACTTTATGATAACGGTATTTAAATAATGAATAATCTAAATGATACGATAAATAACAACATTAAATACCAGATTAGATATGAATACGCTTCTAGTGTAAATCAGGAAGTCGATACTTATTTATATAACAAGTCTCGAGACATGAATCGCGTTTTGTTCTTTATTATGTTAAAGGGAAAGATAAATAATCCGAAGCATAAACTTTTTTTTAAATGTATAAACCTTACTTAAAAGCTACTCGGGGCCACTTATACATACTCGATCAAATATCGTCATGATATAATACTTATATGCGGCTAGTTTTTAAGCTTTTCGAGCAGGTTTAAATATTTGGATATGCTAGCCGCGTAACTTTTACATAGAAATTAAAATTAAAATGAATATGAAACCAATAAAACTATTCATTTTAAACTATGGCAAAAAAAACAATTCCTCGAGATCAATACATAGCGCTTCGCAAGAAGTATATGAACCTAATTTATGTTAGGGACAAGTTAAACCAACTCTCAAAATGCCAAGATGAAAACAGGCTCTCATTTATGCGGTGGGACTTGTATCCACTCCAAAATGAGTTTAGAACAAAGATCCTAGATAGAATTGAAATTGGAAAAGGGAAAAAGATATACGTTGTTTTTGGAGGGAACAGATCTGGTAAAACGGAATTAGGAGCAGGAGTTGTAGCAGAAATATTAGAGAAAAAGAAAAGGAGCAGAATTCTTTGCGCTACAGTTAATTATTCTCTTTCAGTTCAGGTACAACAAGGGAAAATAAGTAAGCTTCTACGAGTAAGTGAGACTAAATATGGTGACTATAACCCTGTAAGGGGATATAAGAACAATATAATAGAAATGAATAACGGTTCTACTGCTATATTTAGGTCATATGAACAAGGGAGAGAGTCTGTTCAGGGTATGGACCTGGATGTAGCATGGTTAGATGAGGAGTGTCATTGGGATTTCTTTCAAGAGATTCTAGCAAGAACTACAGATAGGAATGGAATAATAATATTTACATTCACTTCTTTAATGGGATTCACAAGATTAGTTAATTTCCTATGGGAATCAAATAATGCACAAATAGAGACAACATTGCTTTCAATCCTAGATAACCCTTTCATTAACCAAGATAGTAAGGATACGTACCTAGAAACGGTGGATCCAGACGAAATACAATCAAGGGTATATGGTAAACCACATCTTAAAGAAGGGTTAATATACAAAGAGTTCCGACCCGTCCATATTGTTGAGCCCTTTGATTATAAAGCCTTATTAAGAGGAAATAATTCTAGGTATAGTATTCATGAAGGGATAGATCCTCACGAAAGAACACCTCATCATTGGGTTCGGTTCTTATATGATAGGGAATTGGATCATGTCTATGTAGTAGATGAATTAAAAGCACCTTATGAATGTATGATAATTAGAGATTATGCCTTGTTGATTAAACATAAGAGAGGAAAGGTAATCCCTGATTTCACTCAGATAGATACATCGTCTATGAAGCCCGACATAATAAGTTCACATCCTGACGAAGATAGGGAGAATGTCCATACCGTAAGAATGGAGTTCTTTAACTGTGGAATAGAAACGATATTATGTACAAAGGACAATGCTGTAGGGATTGAATCGGTGAAGAAGCGATTGAAGGTAGTTAAGAACAAAGAGGGCGAGATAAAGAGAATGCCTAAGTTGTATGTATTTAATAATTGTAAAGGTGTAATATGGGAGTTTAATAGGTACTCATGGGATAGCTTTAGTAGTGCCAAGATAGAAGAAAGATCAGAGATGAAAAATAAGCCAATGAAGAAGGACGATCACTTTATGGATATATTAAAGTATGAATGTATTAAACTTAAGAATGATTTAGGAACTGAAGTAGAACAACAACAAGATGAAGCTCTTTATGATCTTATGGGTTATTAAATATGAAAAAAAAAGATAATTTAGTTAAATTTGATAAATCGATTAGTAATCAAAACGAAAATGACCATTTCGAGGATGTCCTCGATATGGTTCAAAAAATATTCATGAAAAACTTACGGAGCTGATGAACGCATCGGATGATGCGATGCATAAGTTTTCATATGAACACAGTATTGATCGTGAAGATATGGAACATGCTTTTAAGCTCTATAAAAAAGAAAAGTTTCCTACGTGGAACACTTTTTATACTTGGTGCAAAGAACTTAAAGTTAAGGCAGAAAAAACATAGTCTACTTGTAGACCACAGTTTTCTACTAGTCCAAATCTTATAACCCAACTTCCATTGCTAGTGCTGCCTTTACGACGAAGAAGAATTAACCGAAAAAGCAACTTGTAAGGATTTCTTACAAGTTCGCAGGGAAGGGCTTCGTGAGGTTAAACGGCAAGCCAAACATTATAAGCTACCTTCAATATCAAGTTATTAACGTGAGAAGACTCAACAATTTCTCGGAAAAATCGAATTTCACTCGGATATTTAGTTCGTATCTGGCTCACCATGCCCAGCCATACAGGATGATCTTCATTCTTCACAAACATATCAAACGGTTTTCTGAGTTCAAATACTAAGTTTTTACCGTCCATTTTTAAGTTCGGGAATAATATTGAGATGGGAGCTTTACTCTCCGCCAGTTTATTATATAAAATACTTAAATGAAGTTTTTTGATTTCTATCAGCAATTTAAAAATGACCCATTAATAAGTTTGTCTGAGATATATAAAGTAAATGAAAAATTTGATAGAAAACAATTAAACCGTTGGTCAAAAAAAGGTCATATAAAAAAAATAAGGAATGGATTCTATGTTTTTAGTGATAAAAAATTAAATGAAGAGTACTTGTGTCTAATTTCGAATAAGATATATAAGCATTCTTATGTATCAATGGAATTTGCTTTATCGTATTATTCATTTATACCTGAAGGTGTTTATACAATTAC